CAATAGACGATAGACTGTTATTACCTGTTGTTTGTAATGCGCTTGTGCTTGCGCCTGTAGGCAAAACACTGCTGCTTACAACTACCGCGCCCGTGTTGACTGCTGTGATTTTAGAATCAATAGACGATAGACTGTTATTACCTGCTGTTTGCAATGCGCTTGTGCTTGCGCCAGTTGGTAACGGCAGCGAAGTATTTGTAAGGTACACCTTTGCTGAGTCACTATTAAAGCCCAAATAAGTGCCAGTTGTGTCAGAGCTTGCAAGACTTACAACCTGTCTGTGCACTACGCCTACGGCAGTAGTAACGGTATTTGTGTCTAGGCTTTTAGACTGAGCTGGTACAGCTACAAAATTATTGTTAATAGTCATTTAATCGTGCCTTCAAATGTTAGCCCAACTGAGCCGTAGCTTCGGTTTTTAACTTTGCCATTCGTGAATGTTTTTTGAATGGCTAAAGAGTTGTTTGATAAAGGCGTGTTGCCCCATGAAAAAATAAATGGATATAAAACAGCGTGACGGCGAAACGGTAGCCAAGTTGATTCAATCCACGAATGAGTTAAATCTTCCAAGTTGATTGTTTCTGTTTTTGTGCCGCTTCTCTCGATCGACGTGCCGAGATAAATACCACCAATGCTTTTATTAACGGTCGTGGTTGTTTCTTCATTCCACGTTTGCGGCATGAATCCACCATAGAACCCGCGTTCAAACTCCATTTTTAAGCCAATGGCCATCACGCCAATTTTTACGGCACTGGCACAAGTAAACGTCAGGCGATAATAGCGGAATGTGGCTGCATCAAGTTTGAAGCAGATATGCGGATCATCATTAACTGTCTGACTGGCCAATGTTGTCGATGTGTTTAGCTTGTAACTGCCGCTATAAACTGGCGGTGTTCCTGCTGCATCGCGTGTGAGCGTCGCCAATGTGGTACTTGTTGCGAATGTCGGGTCACTTGAGCCTTTGATCGTGATGCCAGTACAATTTTTAGTAAATAATTCATGGGCGCAAATGGCTACATAGTCGATATTAACCGCGCTGCCACAATCAATTTGCACATAGTTTGTGCCACTGGCAAACTGGACATAATCAAACGCCTGCCAGTTTTTCAGCGAGTTGATATTAAATCCTGTATCAACACCCGAAGCCGTTAAAGTTGGCGCTGCGGCCGTGAAATAGTTGTTATAGCCAATAAATGCGTTGTCAAAGCTCATCAATTAACCCTCAAGACTGCGCCGTCTTTGACTTCTTCATTGAGTCGCTTAATAAGTTCTCGGACAGAGTCTTTAGTGTACATAGTGTTATCACTACCTGAAAGACCGATATTCACGAAACGCTGTTGGAGTGGTGCTTGCTCTTGTTGGCCTTGTGCCGACGGTATAGACGGTACACTACCACCACCACTTGAGCCGCTAGAACCACCGCCGCCAAAACTAGCCGATTGAATTGCTCGAAGGTTTGCTAGTTGCGATGCTAATGCTGCTGCACCCATAGCCGCGCCTAATGGCCACCCACCAATCTTAGTACCCTGTCTAGCTGCTTCTATTACTGTTGATGGTATAGACATGGCCGCCTCTGCCAATCTTGCCGCTTTGGTCAATTCAAACATCTTGCGTGAGTGCTGACTCATGCCGCCAAAATCAGCCGCAAAGAATGACAGTGCGCCTTGTAAGTTTCCTTTTTCAAAAGCCCGTTGCATGGTTTGGATTTTGTTGCCAGTTCCTAGAATTAAATCTAAACGCTTGGCCTGATATTGCGCCTCAGCTTCAATTTTTATCCCATTGATAACGTCTTGCAGGTCTTTTTCTGCCGCTGCAATATCCGTTAATTTCTGCATTTTTTCGATATGTTGAGCGTCCATGATCTCTAATTCAGTCATGCCGCCCTGCCGAACACCATCCATTAATATGCCCAATTGCTCCAAACGTGCTGCGTGCTGTGCAAAATCTTCCTCAGCATTTTTGTCGTTGATTGCTTTTTCTGTTTCGTGCTGCGCAATCATCAATTCGGTGGTTTTTTTATCTGCTTGTTCGTTTAACGCGATGATTCCAGATAGATATTCCGATGTGCTTAATATTCCTTTTTTTAGGTTTTTATCTAATGATGCGGCTTGTTCGTTATAGCGTTTTTGCTCAAGCTCCTGCTCTGTCATATTCTTTTCGAGAATAAGGTTCAGCTCTTTTTGAGCCTGTTCTTTGAGTTGCTCGAATTGTTTAGCGGACTTCTCTTTAGCTTTTTTGTCTTTGTCCGACTCGCCTTCTTTAGTGTCTTTTTTAGTACCTGCAAAACCTGCTAAACGGTCGCCAGTGTTGTACTCTTTGTTCCAATCACCAAGCAAATCATCTAATGCGCGGTCGTTTTGAGCCTTGGCTTTGCGTTCACTGGCCTGTTTTGTGACCTTTTCGCGTTCGGCTAAAATCTTTTCAATGGCTGCGCGATATTCAGCCTCTCCTTGTGCCAAGTTGCCTTTTAGGTCGTATGTTGGAGAGAACGGGTTTAGGAAGTTGGCAAACTTTCTACCGTATATTTCAGAGTCGCGTACAAAATCCCTTAGCTCGTTGGTCATTAAGGCAAATATAGCGTGTAGGTTTTGCGGCAACTCTAAAAACGCATCTTTTAAAAAATCCCTCAGTCCAGCAATTGACTCTTTGTTATCACCAGCCCACTGCTTAATAAAAATACTCGTCCCTTCGGTGAATATCTTAATATCATCAGTCCATTGCTGAAAAGACAGGCCAATCGCTTCGATATAGCCCTGCATCTCACCACTTGATAGCATTGCATTGACTTCATTCAACGCATCACCAACAGCGGTAAACGCATCTTTTAGAACATCTGTGCCACCTGCTTGACCGAGCTGATAAAAGAAAGCGTCCCAAGAATCGCCCAAGTTAGCAATCGCACCGTCAAGCGAGTCCATGCGCTTTTTCATTGCACCGTCAAAGTTTACTTCACCAAGTTTGATTAAGTATTCTTCAATAGCTGCCGCATTATTCTTAACGGTTTCGGTTGTGCCTTTGAACGTAAAAGCGATGGTGTCGCCTTGATTCTTAGACTTAATCCCAAACTCTTTTAGCCGTTCAAACTCGCCAGTGGCCGCATCTGCTACCGCCTCAACCATTTGGCTTAGGTCTTTACCCAATGCCGCGCTAGTGTCGCCGTAAGACTTCAACGCACGTTCAGAAGGCGTTAAGCCTAAATTGACTAACTGAGTAAAAGCCGATGTCGCTTGAGCCAAGTCATAAGGCGTGGTTTTAGCAAAATCTTGGAGTGCGATAAACGCATCATTCGCACCTTGAGCCGAGCCTGTTGCTGTTTCAAGGCCAGCTTTTAAGATGCCAAACTGACGGTTAACCTCGATTAACTTCTCAAGTCCTGCTAACGCGCCAAACAAAGCAAACAATCCTTTGGCCATGTCTTTTAGTGCGTCACCTGCGTTTTTGCCATGACGTTGAGTCTCAAGCAATTGTGTATTAACGCTACGCAATTGATTTTGTAATTGCGTTACATCGGCGCGTATAGCAATTATGAGGTCATCAGTTGTCGCCATGTAATTCGTCCAGAAAGTCGCTTAATTCGTTAAATTCGTCCATTGTCATTGGGCGCGTATAAGCCTTTCCTGTGCTTATTTCCATCTTCTCTAAGTGCGTATCCCACAATGCCCAAAACTCAAACGGCGTGAGATTCCATGCTTCTGAGGGCTGGATATTTAAGTAAGTGACCGCGCTTGACCACAATTTCATCCAAACGCGGCCTTGCTCTACTTTTTTTCGTCCGACTCACTACCGACTGTCTTGATGTCCGTTTCTGTACCTGCTGTCAACGCTTTAGCTAAAAAGTGCGTGACGCTGGTCGTAATGCCAACTAAACCTGCACTAATAACCGCCTCGCCCACGCCATCACGAGTCCACCATGACGGGAATTTGCGGCCATTGGCAGGGACTGCACAGACTTGGACGATAGAAACAACATCGCCCGTCTTAAACGCACCGCTTGACAGGTCTTGACGTAAAAAGCCGATTGCTCCTTTATTCAAGACCGTTTCTAATTTGTCCAAGTTGCTAAATGTTGGGTGAAGCTCGAAAGCCTCACCGTTTAGCATGATGTCAGTAATGCCACGACTAGACATAATTCACCCTTAAGCTGCTGTGTAAGTGATTGCATCGGCACTATCGAACGTACAAGAGAAGGTTTCTTCTTTGTTGTATTCGCCGCCACGCTCTAAAGATGTCACCAAGAAGTCGCCAACAAACGTATCACC